TAACTATAGAAGAAGTTATAGATGAAGCATTTAACAGATGTGGAGTACGACCTAACTCTGGAAATGATTTAAGAAAAGCAAGAAGAAATTTAAACGTATTGTTTTCTGACTGGGGCAATAGAGGGGTTCATTTATGGAAAGTTGAATTAGATGAGATAGCTCTTGTTGCAGGACAAGCAGAATATACTTGTAATTCAGATGTAAGTGATGTCTTAGAAGCTTTTGTTTCAACTACGGGAGGAGGAAATGATACAGCTAATACTCAAGATGTGTCTTTAACTAAAGTAGATAGATCTAATTATGCTGCTCTTCCTAATAAACTAAATCAAGGTCAACCTTCTCAATATTATGTTGATAGACAAACCACTCCTAAAATTTATTTATATCAAGCACCCGATGCTTCGACTTATACTTATGTAAAATTTTATGTAGTTAAAAGAATTGAAGATGCTGGAGCTTATTCAAATAATCCAGATGCGGTATTTAGATTTTTACCGTGCATGATTGCAGGACTATCTTATTATCTTTCTTTTCAATATGCAGCAGATAGAGTGCCTCTTTTAAAACAAACTTATGAAGATGAAATGATTAGAGCTTTAGATGAAGATGGTCAAAGAACTTCTTTATATGTTTCGCCAATGACTTACTTTGGAGATGGAGTATAATGTCTTACGCTCAAGGTAGAAGATCAATGGCAATATCTGACCGTTCAGGTCAGGCGTTTCCCTATAAAGAAATGGTTAGAGAGTGGACGGGAGCACTTGTCCATACTTCAGAGTTCGAGCCTAAGCATCCACAGATAAGACGTAGAAGAGTTGTTGGAGATGCTATAGCTTTACAGAATCCTAGAGCACAGGACTTTACATTTAATTCTGGAGGATCTAGATTTACTACAATAGATTTAACCTTACCGGGATTATTTGCTTTTAATTCAAATGGAATGCAACCAGACGATGGTTCTGCTCAAAATAGAGCAAGACAAATAGGTACTCAAATAGGTCAAATAACAGTGGAGATTTCATAATGGCAATTAGTTACATAGATTTTTTAGCTCAAATAAGAAGTTATACAGAAGTAGATTCTAATGTATTAACGGATACTTTAATTGATCAATTTACTACTAACACAGAATTAGATATTGCGGGTAAAGTAGATTATGATGATTTAAGAAAATACTCAACTGCTAGTTTTATCTCTGGTCAAAGATATATATCTTTACCTTCTGATATGCTTATTTTAAGATCCGTACAGACTATTATATCAGATACTAGAACTTTTTTAGAAAAAAGAGATACTAGTTTTATCTCTGAATATAATAATGATGGAGCTACAGGCTCTCCTTTATATTATGCAAACTGGGATGAGAATAATTTTTTAGTAGCCCCAACACCAGATGCCACGGCAGCAGCTGGACAAGTTCAAATTAATTATATTAAATATCCCCCTCATTTTACGAGTTCTAACACTACTTACTTGTCTACCTACCAGCAATCATTACTATTGTACGGAGTTTTAGTTGAGTCTTTTGCTTATTTAAAAGGACCTGCTGATATGTACAAACTGTATTCTGACAAGTATAATGAACAAATACAATCTTTTGCTTTACAACAAATGGGCAGAAGACGTAGAGACGAATACACCGATGGAGTGCCACGAGTTAAAGTGCCTTCTCCATCACCATAAAAATTATAAAATAGGAGAAAAATTATGGCTATTACTACAAATGCAATCACGAACTCTTTTAAAGAACAAACTTTTCAAGGGATACACAACTTTGCCGCATCAGGCGGAGATGTTTTTAAATTAGCACTATACACAAGTGCGTCAACTATCGGAGCTGATACTACTTCATACGCAGTAGGTGTTGGAGGACAAGTGCCAGACACTGGTCAATACGCAGCCGGTGGCGGAGCGCTAGTTAATGCTTTAGTTTCTGTAAATGGAACTACAGCTTTTACTGACTTTAATGATTTATCATTCACTGGAGTTACATTAACAGCAAGAGGAGCTTTGATTTACAATACATCTGAAGCTGCTAAATCTGTATGTGTACTTGACTTTGGTGGAGACAAAACTGCAACAGCTGGAACATTTACTATTCAGTTCCCTAATGCAAACGATACTCAAGCGATTTTAAGAATATCGTAATCAACAAAGTTATGAATTATGGCAACTGGATGGGGTAAAAAAAGTTGGGGAGCATCGGAATGGGGAGACCTATCTGATGAAACCGTACTTACTTCATCCGTTGCCTCATCATATTCAATAGGTAGTTCTACTACCACAGCAGATGCAGTTGTTTCTGTAACTGGAATATCCTTATCTATAATTAATGTTGGAGTGGTAGCAGGTGCTTCCGCTGACGTATCTCCAACTGGAATAGATTTATCTTATGCAATAGGTACTTCAGCTTCTGGTATTGGAGCTAATGCTACAGGTTCTTTAATATCTTCTACAATTAATTCAGTTACTATTGATGATCAATTTTTAATTGGATCAGGTTGGGGAAGGGATGATTGGGGAAGTATGGCATGGGGAGATAATTACTCCGTTCAACTTCAAGGAATTTCTCTTTCTGCAGCCATTGGTAATGAAGATGCCTTTACTGATGTAGTAGTAGCTATAACAGGTATTGCTTTACAGCAAGAAATTACTCCAGTAGGAACTTCAGCTAACTCTGATCATGAGATTGCACATAGTTTTTTACTAGGAACAGTTATTAATGATGTATCTATAGAAGGTCATTCATTAGTTGAATTAACAGGTATTGGGTTATCTTATACTATAGAAGATGTAGAAGCTTCTCCTAAAGTAGAAGTAGATATAACAGGTATGTCTGCTACGTATGTACTAGGAGACGACGATCAAACAGGTACTGGTGTTGTAGTTTTAACAGGTATTGGATCTACAATGGCTATGGGAGATATTACTCCTGTATCCAAATACGATGCAACAGGTATTTCAGCTACTTATACAACAGGTCAGGTAACCATCACGGGTAGTGGTGTTGTAACTCTTACAGGTATAGGAATGACAATTAGTACTGCTACACCTAATGTAATTGCATGGGCTGAGGTAGATGTAGGTACATCGGTTACATGGACACCGGTTGATCTAGCAGCTTAATTATAGTAATATTGTAATATATAAAAAACAGGAGCATAAAATTTTATGACATCAGCTTATTCAGATCTCGGTTTAGAACTTATGGTGACTGGCGAAAACGCCGGTACTTGGGGAGATAAAACTAATCAAAATATAAATTTAATTCAACAATCTGTTGCAGGTTTTGAACAAGTAACACTAAATTCAGGTTCAATTTTAGCTCTTGCTATGACAGACGCAACTTTGTCTAATGCTAGAAATATGGTTATTAAATTTGCTACTGCAACTATTGCAGCAAGTACAATTTGTACTATTCCAGATGGAATTGAAAAATTTTATATTTTTGATTGTAGTGGTTTAACTAACCCAGCTAACCTAGTTATTAAAACTGCTAGTGGAACGGGCTTTACTTTAAATGCTGCAAAAATATTTGCTGCATATTCAGATGGAACAAATTTAAATGAAATATCTTTAGATACTTTAGGTGGAACTATTGCGGCTGCAAATATTACTGGAACAATTTCAACTGCACAAATAGCAGACAACGCAGTTACAACTGCAAAAATTTCAGACAATCAAATTACAACTGCTAAAGTTTCAGATTTACAAATTACAACTGCTAAAATTGCTGACGATTCAATTACGCCAGATAAATTATCTAACACTGCAGTAACTGCAGGTGCTTATACAACTGCAAACATAACTGTAGATGCTCAAGGACGACTGACTGCTGCTGCAAGTGGAGCCGGTGGAGATGGAGCTTATGTTATGCATTTTTCTGAGATTGGCCCTAATAGTGGTAACGTAACTGCAAATCCAGCTGCAAATAATTTTTATGCGTACCTTTGTGGTGCAGGCGGTGGTGCTGGTGGATTTTCAACACAGGCACCTGGAAGACACGGTGGTTCTGGTGGAAATGGTGGTTTAGGATTTTATTCTGGTCCAGTTACAGGCGGGGCGGCTGTTCCTTACTCATTAGGTGCTGGGGGAACAAAAGGTAGCCCAAGTACTGGCGGTGGTGATGGTAACGCAGGTTCTGCATCAACAGTTTCAAGTTTTACTGCAAATGGTGGAAGTGGTGGAGCAAGGGGTGGCCCTGCTTTTCAACCGACTAGAGCAAACCCAGGTGCAGCGGGTACAGCTCCAGGTGGAATTGAATTACCTAAGAGAACAATGTTTATTGTAAATGCAGGCACAGGGACTGGTACTAATTTTGAAGGACCAGATAATGGTGGTCCGAGTCCAACTCCTTCTGATGCAGGTGGAGCTGGTGGACTATTTTACTTTGATGATGGGAACGCATAATGGCTTACGCAATTACACTTAATAATAATTTACTAAGAATCGCAGCAAACGAAACTGAAAAAAATGAGTTAACTGCTTTAAATACACCTCATTCAGTAGTAGATATTAGTGATTCTGATTTTATAAAATTTAAATTACATATAGATCTATTTAATATAAATGGAAGTACCATTACATTTATTGACAATCTAAATCCTGGAGAAATTTCAAATGCAGAGGAATTGTTTCAATATTTAAAGACACTGAAATGGAATATTGATCTCTTTATTCAAAATGCAAACGCCAATACTCAAGCTAAAACTTTATATACTCAGTTTGTAAGCTATAGTAATTATTTAGATACTTTTGATACTTCAACTGTAACATACCCTATTGTTAACTGGGAAAAATATTGTCAAGATAATGGAATTACTTATTTAAATCTTTTACAAATCCCGTAAATGTGCTAAACATCTATGATGTTAGATAATATAATAACTTTTTCAGCGAGTAAAGAATTTATAAGAAACAATCAAGATAATTTACCAGTTCCTACAAAAACAAATATACCAGAATGGTATAAAAATCTTACACATAGTTACGAAAATCAGACTGTAAAAGGTTGTATGCCTTTTTTAGATACACTCACCTCTGGGTATCTTTTAAAAATAGCAACCGATTATAGAATAAAACACAATGTTGAAATTGACGGGGAGAAAAAAACTGGTTTTGATTCAGCTCAACAAATGATGAATAGCCTTGCTGAAAGAATAAATATTAATTATCGAGGAAGACCAGAGTGTCATTCTATCCAACAATTAGAGGGAAGCCCTTTAGTAGAAAAAAATAAAAAGTTAGCTTTTCATAAAATTTTAAATCCATGGATAATAACAACACCGCCTGGATATTCTACTCTTTTTGTCCCACCTTTAAATAATGCAGATGATCGTTTTTCAATTATTGCTGGTATAGTTGATACAGATACTTTTAAAAATGAAGTAAATTTTCCAATTGTTATAAATGGTGATAAGTATAATGAACTAGATACAATTATTGAAAGAGGAACTCCTTATGTTCAATGCATACCTTTTAAAAGAGAAAATTGGAAAATGAAAATTAAAACTAAAAGTGACAAAAAATATTTAGAAGACAGGTTTTTTATGCTAAAACATATAGTACATAATTATAAAAAATTATTTTGGAGAAAAAAAACATGGAAGTAAATTATGATTTACATAAATATATTACAGTTTTTAATGATGTCATACCAAATAAAACTTTAGAGTCGTTTAAAAAAATATGTAAAGATTCTAATAAATTTGAAGGGGCATCAATACTAGGTGATGACAAACCTATTTTAGATGAAAAGATAAGAAAAGTAGGTTCTTGGGGTTTAAATAATATTAATACAACTTCTTACACTGACGTTTTATGGTGTAATTATTTAGTAAAACATCTAAAAATTTGTATTACTAACTATCAATACTTTCATAAAATTTCTAATTCATTTGTTATTAATGATATACAAGTTTTAAAGTATGGAGAAGGGGGACATTACAAATTTCATACAGATCATAGCCCAAAAATTCCAAGACAATTTAGTTGTATATTTATGATTAATGATAATTACGAGGGAGGTGACCTGTGTTTTAAATACCCTAACTCAGAAAAAATTACAACAATTGAAAAGAAAGAAAATAGAATGATAATATGGCCTAGCAATTATTTATACCCTCACTGTGTCATGCCTGTGACTGAGGGAGAAAGGTATTCGGTAGTAGCATGGGCGTTATAGGAAAAGATTTTACTTATAAAATAATTAAAAATTTTTTATCTGAAGATGAGATAAACTTATTAAGTAACTATTGTGAAATTAGGCATAGAACAAATACTACAGATTTTGATCAATCAAAAGAGATGGGGATACCCGATTCTAAATTTTATGGAGATCCGACTATTGAAGCTTTGATGCTTAAACAATTACCACTTATGGAAAAAGAAACTGGTATAGAACTATTACCAACTTATGCTTTTTGGAGATGCTATACAAAATTTTCTTCTTTAGCAAGTCACATAGATAGACGTTCTTGTGAAATTAGTGTAACATTAAATATTAATAATGACGGTACACCATGGCCAATATATATAGAAGAAAAACCAGTACACCTAAATAAAGGCGAAGCAGTGATATATCTTGGAAGACAATTACCTCACTACCGTAAGGAATTTCAAGGAGATTTTCATATACAGGCTTTCTTGCATTACGTAGATAAAAATGGTAAGAATGCAGATCGCTATTTGGACACAAGACCCTTCTGGGGAATGCCGGATAATACTGCGGAAACCATTGGATAAGGAGATTTATGAAAATTAATCAATTAAACGATAAATATGGTTCAGGAGAAATAGTATTTACTGAAGAAGAGATTGAAATAATTAAGGAAAAGAAAAAAATATTATTACCCGCTGAATCTTTAAAACATTGTACTAATATGTTTGTTTCATTAGCAATAGAATGTAACAAAAAATTCAATAAGGAAACGGCTGAACTCACTAGTATAATGGGTCAAAATATAGAAACTAAGTAATCTTCTATTCTGTTATTCTGTTATATTTTAAGGTATAATGCTTTTATGGCTTTAAATTTAATTAATATAAGACCAGGATTTAACAAACAAATTACAGATACTGCTGCTGAAGGGCAATACGTAGATGGAGATTTTGTAAGATTTCGTTATGGATTTCCTGAAAAAATAGGAGGATGGTCTTCGACTACTTCAGATACCTTAGCGGGTGCCGTAAGAGCACAACACCAATGGGCAGATTTAGATGGCCATAAATATGTAGCACTTGGCTCTCAGAGAGGATTATATATTTATTATGGAGGAGCGTATTACGATATTACTCCATTAGAGACAGCGCAAACGGGAGGAACGTTTGATACTACAAACACCTCGCCAACGGTCACCGTTAACTTAACGGGGCATAATATGATTGCCGGAGACTACTTTACTTTTACAAGTGTAACCCCACCAGTTGGTGCAGGGTACACTGCAGCTAATTTTACCGATCAAACTTTTGAAGTAACCAGTTCAACAATTAATACATTTACAATAACTATGGCAACTAATGCTGGAACCACTGTTGCAGCGTCAGGTGCATGTACTATAAACAGATACGTTAAAGTAGGTCCTATTGGACAAACATTTGGTTTTGGTTTTGGTACGGCATCTTACGGAGGAGCATCCGGACTTACTACAACTTTAAACGGTGCTTTATTAGACGACACTGCAGGTACTGGAGGTTCTGGAACTTCTATTACACTTACATCAACAACAGGTTTTCCTACAACGGGAATAATTAAAGTTGGAGCAGAATTTATTTCTTACACTGGTATATCTACGAATGATCTTACAGGAATTACAAGAGCAGTGGCTGGAACACGATCAGCTCATGCTACTTTAGCGGGAGTAGAATATTTTACAGGATGGGGCTCAGCATCTTTATCTTCTTCTGTTAGACTAGATCCAGCTGATTGGGCTTTAGATAATTTTGGACAAATACTAACAGCTACTATATCAAGAGGAAGAACTTTTACTTGGCAACCTATAAGTAATAATAATAACGCTTTATCTATTAGATGTACTCTTATGTCAGGAGCCCCTACTAAAACAAGTGTTTCAATTGTATCAGACACAGACAGACATTTTATACATCTAGGAACGGAAACAACAATTGGAGATACTTCAAGTTTTGATGCAATGTTAATAAGATTTTCTGATCAAGAAGACTTTACTGATTATCAACCAACTTCTGTTAATACAGCAGGTACTTTTAGAATAGACGATGGAACTGAAATTATAGGTGCTGTAAAAGCAAAAGATTATATGTTAGTTTTTACAGATACTGCAGCTTATACAATGCAATATGTTGGAGCACCTTTTACTTTTAGTATTAGAAAGGTGGGATCTAACTGTGGTTTAATGAGCTCACATTCTATGGCTTTCGTAGATGGTGTTGTTTATTGGATGGATGACGCAGGTTCTTTTAACGCTTACAATGGAACAGTTGTTAAAATACCTTGTTCAGTAGAAGATTTTGTATTTAATACAGCTAACCCAGGAGATCTAGGTTTTAATTATGATTCTGGAAAAATAGTTTACGCTAGTCACAACTCATTATTTAATGAAATAAATTGGTTTTATCCTTCAAGTACATCTACTGAAATAGATAGATGTGTTACATATAATTATTCAGAAAAAGTTTGGTATACAAGTTCTTTAGCTAGAACCTCTTATTACGATGCTCATTTATTTGATAAACCTTATGCTACTTCTTTTTATGATGCGGGAGTACCTACTTTCCCAGTTATACAGGGAGTGACAAATGCTTCTGGATCTGCTACATATTGGATACATGAGACGGGAGTAGATCAAGTTGATAAGGGAGTAACTACAGCAATCTCTTCTTATATTGAAACTGGAGATTTTATGATACATGTAGAAGGTGACGGAGAATACTTTACAAAAGTTAGAAGATTTATACCTGATTTTCAAAGACTAGATGGAACTGCAACAGTTACTATTTTATTAAAAGATTATCCATCAGATACAGCGGCTAGTTCTTCTTTAGGACCTTTCTCTGTAACATCAAGTACTCAAAAAATAGACACACGTGCTAGAGGAAGAGCGGCTAGTTTAAAAATAGCTAATCTATCTAGTGGAGAGACTTGGAGATACGGAACTTTTAGAGCGGACATACAACCCGATGGTAGAAGATAATGGCTAAAGTAACTAATTTTATTCCAGAACCTACTGTAGACTATGACCCACAAAATCAACAACAACTTCTTCAATCATTAGAGACAATGAAGAATCAATTAAATAGTTCTTTTCAAGAAGACCTAAAACAAGAATTAGAAAGATATACTTGGTTTGTAAATTAAATGGCTAATATATATAAAAACGCAAAACTTGATTTGACGGCTGCTACAGCTACAACTTTATATACTGTACCCTCAAACTCTAGAGCTATTATAAAATCTATTTTAGTTTGTGATGACACTAATAATGGTAGTGACATAACAGCTACTTTATATCCAGGAGATCCTGGTGCAGGAGGTGGAATTGTTTTATTTAAAAATAAAGTTATAGCAGGTAATGCTACAGAGCAATTAATAAATGAACCTTTAATTATGCAAGAAAATGAAGTATTGGAAGTAGTTGCTGCAGACGCAAATAGATTACATATCACAGCATCAATATTAGAAATAAACAGAGAAGATGTATAGTGGCTAAAAAGCTGTTGGGGTTAAGGCTATGTGAGCATGATAGTAACTTTTCTCTATACGATGGAGAAAAAGTTTGTTATCTTAAAACCGAAAGATTACACAAACAGAAACATCACGCATATAACAATTTATTTGAATGGCAAATAGATTTAAAAGAAAAATTTAATATTAAAGCTAGTGAAATAGATGAGATAGCTATTGTTGTAGACCCCTGGATTTATAACTTACCTTTAGATAATGAAGAGTTTTATCCAGCTGTTAATTTTAAACACCTACCTGTAAAAAATAAAGTTTATAGAATAAACCACCATCTTGGCCATGCTTTAAGTTGTTGGCCACTATATAAAACAAGACCAAAATACGAAATTATAATTGATGGTTTTGGAGACGCTAATAATGCATGGACTGTTCTTATAGATAACAAAATACATAAAAGAGGTTATGCAAAAAAAAATGGATCTTTAGGATTAGCTATGGCAAAAGTAGGTAAAGCTTTTGGGATAAATTCACAACAAGTTTATGATATTGCAGGAAAGTTAATGGGTCTTCAATCTTATGGAAATATTTTACCAGAATTTAAAAAGTCTTTAGATTATAATATATATTCTATAAATAAATTGTTTGATTTTAATAATTACAAAGAGTATAAACAAAATCTATTGTTAGCAGAACTGCAGCCTTTAGATTGGATAAGAACAGTCCACGATAAAGTATCAGATATATTAATTAATTTTTTTGAGGAAGTAACCAATAAAGATTATGATGCCTATATATCTTACTCTGGTGGTGTTGCTCAAAATGTTATATGGAATACTGCTCTTAAAAATAAATTTAAAAATTTAATTATACCTCCCCATTGTAATGATGAGGGTCTTTCCTTGGGAGCTTTAGAGTATTTAAGAATTAAAAATAATTTACCAAAATTTAAATTAAATAATTTTCCATACATTCAATCTGACGAAGAACCTTTAACTAAGCCAAATGAAAAAACTTTTAAAGAGACTGCGGAATATTTAAAACAAGGGTGTATCGTTGCCTGGTATCAAGGTAATGGAGAAATAGGTCCTAGGGCTTTAGGGAATAGGTCTTTACTATTTAACCCTTTAGTAAAAAATGGAAAAAATATAATTAACAAAATTAAAAAAAGAGAAACTTACAGACCTTTTGGTGCGTCTATATTAAAAGAACATGTTAAAGAATATTTCAATACTGATATTGAAAACCCTTTTATGCTTTATGTAGGTAGTGTTAATAATGAAAATTTAAAAAGTATAACCCATATAGACGGCACATGTAGATATCAAAGTGTAGATAAAGCAAATAAAGTATACTATAATTTAATTAATGAATTTTACAAAAAAACAGGATGCCCTATTGTGTTGAACACAAGTTTTAATATTAACGGAAAACCAATAATGTCTGATATTAAAGACGCTAAAAAATTTTTCAATAATTCTAATATCGATATATTAGTAATCGGCAATGAAATCTTTAAAAAATAATGGCTAAAAAATCTAAAGAACACCACGAACGTAATCAACCTAAAAAAAGAGGACCACGCCAACATAAAAAATGTTTAAATAAAAATGAGAAACGACAAAAACGTACTCGAAGATACAAAGGCCAAGGTAAGGGCTAGACAAATAAACTTAAAAGTATTATATAAGATATATGGAAATAAAAAGAATACCAGCACAAGCAAAAGAAATTGTTAAACACAAAAGAACAGGTGTAATCTACACTGATAAAGCAGCATTTGATGCAGATGTAGCTGATTCAAATACAGATACTACAGCAGAAGATTTTCAACAAGATTTAGAAATTACTGTAGCTTCTATGACTGTGGACGGTGAAACTCAATAACAATTAATTTATGCAACCATTAGGTGGAACGGAGCTTCAATATGCTCAGTTATATAAACACGTAGATAATACGTTGTTAGATAAGTTTCAGATAACTACATCTATTCCAGAAAAAATACCTTTATCTAAAGATAAAATTAATATTCTTTGGGTACAAAACTCATATGACCAAGGTAATCTGGCTCCATGGTTTAAAGATAAATCTAATCATAGTAAATATGATTGGTATGTATTTAACTCTCATTGGTGTGCAGAAAAGTTTAGAATGGCATTTAAAGTACCCCCCGAAAAATGTGTAGTTATTAAAAATGCTATAGAGAAATTTGCGGATAAACCTACTCACAAGAACGGTGATAAAATAAAATTAATATATACCTCTACTCCATGGAGAGGACTATCTGTATTACTAGGTGCTATGCAGTTAATTAAAAATCCTTTAATAGAATTAGATGTTTATTCCTCTACCCAAATATATGGAGATGCTTTTAAAAAAGCTAATGATACCTCTTATCAAGAATTATATGAACAAGCTAAAAAATTACCTAATGTAAATTACATAGGCTATGCTTCTAACGAAAAAATAATAAAGAAGATGGGTGAATATAAAATATTTGCTTATCCCAATATATGGGAAGAAACTTCTTGTATGTCAGCTATCGAAGCTTTAGGAAGTGGACTTCATGGAATTGTAACTAATTACGGAGCTTTGTTTGAAACGTGTTCAGAGTGGCCGACTTACGTTCAATATGATAGAGATTACAAAAATTTAGCTAAATGTTTTGCTTATGCAATTGAAGGAATTTCAGAACAACTTCATTCAGTGGGAATGCAACAATTATTAGATTCACAAGTATCTTTTTATAAGAAATTTTATAGTTGGGAAAATAGAAAAAACGAATGGACTAACTTTTTACAAGGAGCTTATGATGCAAAATCACGAACCAATTTGGTTTAACGAAGAACAATCAACACCGGACACTAAGAAAAAAGCAGGCTATTCTTTATTTGTAGCAACACCTGTTCATAGTGAATGCTCTATTCATTATACTCAAGCTTTATTAAATTTACAAAAATATTGTTTTAAAAAGAATGTAAAATTATGGTTTTCTATAATGAAATCTTCATTAGTTACTCAAGGAAGAAACATGTGTGTAAGTGCATTTTTACAACAAAAAGATGCTACTCATTTATTATTTGTTGATTCAGATATTTCTTTTAATGAATCTGCTCCAGAAAGATTGGTGGCTTGTGATAAAGATGTTATTTCTATTCCATATCCTTTAAAAGATATAAATTGGGATAAAGGAATGCACATGATTAAAGAAGGTAAAATTAAAGAAGCTAAAGATTTAAGAAACAAAGGTTTTTACAGATACCCTATGAAAGTAGAAAATAATTCTGCTATTAAAATTAAAGATGGAGTTATTAAAGTAGAGCATTCTCCAACAGGTTTTATGTTAATTAAAAGAGAAGTAATCCTTAAAATGATAGAGGCTTACCCTGAAATGAGAATTGATCAAGACCAGATAATTAATGGTAAGAATGAAAAACTACCTGATTTTTGGAACTTCTTTGATACTCAATTTGATCCTATTAAACATACTTACACAGGAGAAGATTTTGCTTTTTGCCAAAGATGGAAAGACATTGGAGGTGAATGCCATGCTTGGATTATGGATCACATAACTCATATTGGAGAACATCAATATACTGGTCGTTTTGCGGATGAGTTGATAAAGACTGACTAAAATGGTAGAATTTGTAAGTTATATAACTTATAAAATTTAGGAACAGGAGCTAAAATTGGACCCATTTACAATGGCCTTACTGACTTTTGGTACACAAAAACTCAGAGGTAAATCTACTAAAAGATCTTTCAGAGACGCTATGCTAATAGGTACGATGGGTCAATTAGGAGGAATGGCTGGAGTAGGTGGAATTACTCCTTTTGGATCAGCAACTACAGCAGGAACTACTATTCAAGGTATAGGACAAACTTCAGCGGCTCAAGGTTTAAGAGGTCTATTCCCACAATTCGCTTCACAAGCAGCAACTACAGCAGTACCAGCAGGTACTGGAACAGTAGCAGCTAACTCACCTTTTGCAACAGCAGGAAGTTCTGCTATGTCAGGAGCAGGAGCAACAGCGGCAAAACCAGCATCAACTGGAATTATGGAAACTTTAAAAGGTTTTGTACCTAAATCTGATGCAGGAAAAATAGCAGCAGCATCTATGGCACTTCCTTTACTAGCAGGTGATGACGGTCCTAATAAAACGTATTTACCTATACCTAATCAAGCTTACACAAAATATGCTAATGCTGGTTTTGGAGGAACTCCAACTGGATTTCAAACAAGAGATTATTCAACAGGAATAAATTCTCCTTTAGTACAACCTGGAGAGTTTGTAACACCGGAAGAAGTTTTAGGAGACGAGCCTACTCAAACATTTAAAGCAGTTGAAATGAATACTGGTGGACTTGCTAGTATTGCAAAATTTAATGAAGGTGGAATGGGACAAGTGCTTCCTACTAAAATGACTCATGATGAAAATGATTCTAATAACTATGACAGAGCAAACGGTTTTGTATTAGATGGAACAGGTCATGGAAAAGATCACGAAGATACTATGTTAGCTCAATTAGCTGATGGAGAGTTTGTATCTAGATCTCATGCAGTTTTAGGTGCAGGTATTATTGCTGGAGCAAATCCTAGCGATAAATCAGATCAAAGAAAAAAAGGATCTAAGTTTTTTTACGATCAACAAAAACAATTTAAAAGAATTTTTGATTTAATAAATGCAAACAAAAACAGAACTGATTCAGTTCACTAAAGAGGAGATAGACGGTATATGGAATTTAGTAAAAAATCTAATTCGAAAAGCGTGTATCAGAGCGGGAGGATTTGTAAGTGAAGAACATATTAAAGAATATTGTAAACAAGGTAAAATGCAGCTTTGGGTGGTTATTACAGAAACTAATGAAGTTCTCTGTGTTTGTGTTACTGAAATTAGAAAATACCCTAATTACAGTGTTTGCGACACTAAAATTGTCACTGGTAAACGTTATAAAGAGTGGTTTGACTATGTTGATAAAATTTCTGAATGGGCTAAAGAACAAGGTTGTAAAAAAATGGAAATATTTTCAAGGCCGGGTTATGTCTCTATGTTCAAAGAAAAAGGTTACTCAGCAACACATGTACAAGTAGAAAAAGAATTATGATAGATATTAAAAAATTAAATATAAAAGAAAAAATAGAGTTATTTAAAAAACTAGGTAAAGAAATTGCTAGTAAAGGTATTAACGGGGATACAGAATTAGCTCATATTAATCCTTTTGAAAAAAAATTATTAATTAACCACGGTGGTTCTGGAACAATAAATTTAGAAACAGGTTTACCACAATATTTTGGTGGTGGAGGCGGTGGTGGAGCAGCACCTTCTACTACTACACAATATATAAGAGAAGCACCAGGGATAGAAGAAAGAAAACTTGGTTTAATGGATACTGCAGCGGAGCTTGCAAAAACTCCAGTTAACATTCCTCAAATTAATGTACAAGGAATGGGTACATTAGAGAAACAAGGTATTACTCAATCAGGAACTACAGGGGTTGGCGCTAATACTATGAATGCAGGTATTGGATCAGTATTAAATGCACAAAATGCGGCAGCTTTAGATCCTACTTCTTCACAATTTCAAAATTATTTAAATCCTTATTCATCTTTCGTTACAGATGAAATTAATAGACAATCTCAAATGCAACAAAACCAACTAAGTCAAAATGCAGTTATGGGCGGAGCATTTGGTGGCGGACGGGAAGGTGTTCAAAGAGCAGAATTAGGTGGAAGAACTTTATCAGCAATAGGACAAGCTCAAGGTACAGTTTTTCAAAATGCAATGAACTCATTTCAAAATAACCAAAATTTACAAGCTCAGACAAATTTGAATGCAGGTTCTCAATATGCTCAAATGGGTCAGGCGCAACAAGGTATGGCTCAACAAGACATTAATCAATTAATGGCTGCTGGTGGTTTACAAAGACAATTAGGTCAACAAGCGCTAGATGCTACAAGACAAACAGAACTACAAAGAGCTTACGAACCTTTTCAAAGAGCAGAGTTTGTTAAAAATATGTATGCTGCAGGACCTACAACTCAGTCTGCTATTACTCAATCTACTTCTCCAGGAACTAATCCACTTGCTCAAGCAGCAGGTGCTGGACTCGGAGCATACGCAACTTACTCAGCTTTAAATAAAGCTCCTGCCCTTCAAAGCGCAGCAGCAACTACTGGAAGAGCGTAGCATTATGGATAAAACCTTAATGAGACCTTTATTCAGAAAGAGAGCCACTCAACTTAGAGTAGTTGATAGTAAAGCTGTTCCTAAATTTTTTGTTGGGGGAATTATGTCAGCAGCAAATACTGCTAGAGCAGTCGCTGCTCCTGCATTTAGATATTTAGGAAATAAAATGGCGGGACCAAAAGTTTCAACTGCACTAACAGGATTAGAAGCAGGTTCTGCAGGTTATGGTATTAATGAAATGGCCAAAGGAGTTAGAGATGGAGACACAGGACAATTTTTAGAAGGTGCTGCTTACGCTGTACCAGGTGCTGCTTTTTTACCCTCTACTGCTAGAAGATCTGGAATTGCAGCTATAAGAGAACTAGGAGAATTTGGAGCATCAAGAGCAACTCCTGTTGCTCAAGCATTAATAAACAATCCAGGTAAAACAGCTGTAGGATCTATTGGTACAGCTTTAGTTGGTCAAGGTATGCAAGGAGATGGAACTGCATCTGATTTAAGTCAAGTTTCTGGAGGAGTAAAATCTATTGAAGAAAGATTAATTTATTCTAAACCAGAATATAATCCAGATCCAAAGAAAAAAGTTACTCAAAATTTAAAAGATTATAAGGAAATGGAAAAAAACTTTAAACCTAAAGTTATTGGAGTTGAAAATCCTTCTACTCCAGAAGAACTTCAATTAAATGAAGACTTACCTAAAGCAAATAAAATTATAGCAATTGCAGAAGAACTTGGATTAGATGTAAATAATCTTGCTTCAGTAGGAGAGGAAACTTTAAAAAAAATAGCTGAACAAACTGATGTACCTTTACCAGATGTTCTTAGACTATCTGGATTTGACGGAAACGGTCAAGATCCAGAACCTGTTGCACCTACTATAGATGGACAGATTAATCAAGTGACTCAAAATATTGAAGGAATGACAGATGATGAAGTAAATAGAATGGTTAAGAATAGACAGAATGAAATTAAAAAAGCAAATAATCTATCTCCATTAAGTAAAGAATTTCAAACATTTAAAAATGAACTAGATCAAATGACAGGCGGTAGCGGTAATTTAAATAATTTAATAGCCATGAAATTTGCAGCAAAATTAATGACAGGAAAAAGTAATCAAAGAGGTTTGTCTGGATTAGTAGATATAGCAGGACAAGGTTTAGAATCTGCGAGTACTGATTTGATGAACATAGCCTTAGCTCAAAAAAATCAAGATATGGTTTTAGCTCAATCATTTTTAAAATCTAAAGCAGCGGCGGCAAAAGCTGCAAAAGCTGGACCAGGTTTTGTAGGTGGAGATAAAGTATTCAGCGTAGAAGATCCCGCATACCCAGGACAGTTCTATAATGTTAAAGGAATGATGGGTAAAGACGGAAAAATTTATCATAGAAATAAAAATAATGAAGTTGTTGAAGCTACAGCAGGAGCATATGAAAGACCAATAAATTCAGACAAAATGAATTTATATGCATCTAACTTAGAGGAAAATAAAAGAGGAGCTGAAATGATTGATTTTGTTATTAACTCTCTTCCACAAGACGGAACGTTTAGTGCTGCATTTGGTTTAGCAAAAGAAGATATATTTGGAACTCTTGAACAAGTTACGGGGACAAATGGAATAACAAGTTCTGATTTTGATTCTGAAATAAAAAGTTTAATGAGAAATAATGATGGTACCGAAGAAGGTATGAAAGCAACTGAAAAAATGCTTAAAGAATACGATAAAGACATGGGTAAAGTAGAGAAAAGAGCAAACGAAATGGCTAAAGCTTCTTATAAAGAAAGAGGAGGAGGATTTTTATCAAGACCTTCTGATGATGAATTAGCAAGATTTACTAAATTAGCTTTAATTGAACAAAGAATGAAATATCTTGTTGCGAATGCAAACAAAGCAGAAGATAGATTGACTCAAAAAGATATTGAAAATGCTGCTCAACGTACAGAAATTATTAAATTTTACGGTTCAGCTAAAACGGTTAGAGCAAACTACATGAATTTAAAAAAAGAATTTGAAGATAAAGCTCAGTCATTTGCTATGTCATACAGACAAAATGGTGGAACAGAATCTTCTATGCAATACTTTAAAGAAAATGTACCTGGAGTAGAACAATTATATTCTAAACAACAAGCAGATTTCTTATCTAATCAAAGAACAAAAAATAAAACTGAAAGAAATAAAATTTTAACTACTATACCTATAGCCGGAGGTAATTAATGGTAGCTATAAATCAATTACAAAAAGCTATTGATGCAAAACAAATAGACACTCGTTCTTTAAGTCAAGATCAGTTAGGTGCTCTAGACGATGCCTTTAAAACAGGTGAATTAACTGGATATAAAAACGTAGGTGAGTACGAAAGATTAATTGACTTGGGGGCCATGAGTGTAGCTAAAGGTAAAATGGCAAGGTTAAAGCCTATGGAATCTTCTACAGGAATTGGTAGAGGAGATATGGTATTAGCAGGAACATTAGGTTTTGGAATGCTTCCTTACATGGTAGAAAGAGAATCTTTAATAAGTTCTTATGTTAAAAATGGTTTCAAAGATAATTACGGTATAGACAACAGATACGTAGCAGGATCAAGTATTTACGATAAAAGATTATCTAAAATGAGTGAGTTTGCTAAAAAATTAAAAAAAGTACCTGGACCTATAGGTGCTCCAGTTAGATTATTAGGTAATACAATTGGAATGCTAGATAACACTGTAGATTTTTTTAAAAAAGTAGAAAAGTTTGGACCTAGTCCAGCGTTAGCAGTTGAAGCTAAAGCGTCTTTAGGAGCAATAGGAGGAGCGTTTGGAGGAAGTGCTGCATTTGATATATCTAATTTAGGTGCTGATTTTGTAGGAGCTACTTCAAAAGATTTAGCTGAACTAACAGATAGTGATGAAAGAAAACTACCTTTTGTTGAAAGAATGTTTTTAAATGGACTTAGAGCAAGTAGAGATGAAATGTTATGGACAGGGGGAGCTTTAGGTTTAATAGGAGTAGTTAGAAATGCTAAAGGAATGGTTAAATCTTCATTAGATTTAGATAAACCACAAGCAAAAGCAATAGCTGCAGCAGCAGAAAGATCTAACCAAAAAATAAATATAGTAGATTTAATTCCAGCAGACAATCCCGGATTCAAAGGAGCTTGGCAAGGCTTTACAAAAAAATTCTTTACTACTCTTGGGGTATACCCTTTGGTAGGACAACCTTTAAAAGATTTTAATAGAACTTTTAATGCTAATTTAACTCAAGAACAATTATTAAACACTATGGATAACTTAGAACTTCCACCAATGGTTAATAATAGTATTCTTAACTACGCTGGTGTTAATCAAATAAAAAGTGAGTTTAAAAACGTTTGGAAAACTATTGATGATGAATACGGAAGATTTAGAAATCATTACGAACAATTAGGTAATCCTACTTTTATACCAACTACAAATGTAAGAAACGTTACTAAAACATTATTAGATAGATTAAAATTAGAGTATCCAGAAAGATTTGATATTTGGGAGGGTTTAGAAAAAGGAGCTAAAGATTTAACAGATGTAGATGATCCAATGGTTCAATACGTTAAATATTTAAATAAATTAACGGATCCAAATGATTACTACAATAAAGGAGGATACATTCGATTAAGTGATATGTTGGGTTTATCTAAAATGTTAACTAAAGCATATTCAGGTAGTAATTTTAAAGTAGTAGATAATGAAGTAATTAGATTTAAAAAAGCTTTTGAAAATGATGTAAACTCTTTAGGAGAAGCCGCTAACAGAGATGTATTAAAAGATAAAATATTTAAAGATGAGTATGGAATGAAACTTTCTCAAGAAGGCCCAGAAGCAGCAGAAGCTTTCTTGGATACAAATATTAATGTAGCAAATTCAGCTTTGAAACAATTACAAGAAGCTAACGCTTATTATTCTATGGTTCTAAGACCTTTTGAAAAATCTTCTGTAGCTAGAAAATTAATGGCAGTAGATAGAAAATTATTTGCTAGTAAAGGTATAGATATGACAGGTATAGAATCTATTGCACCCGATCAAGTTTTTGACAAAGTAATAAAAGGAACTTTATCTGGAGATAGTCCTTTAGCAATTAAACAATTAAAACAAATACTAGGAGTTACTGATTCTTCATACGACATATTAAAAGCAGATGGTACGATAGATAGAACAGTTAAAATACCTGTTAGTAAAGAATCACAAGCAGTGTGGGATAGATATGTTAAACAGTGGTTATGGGAATCTATTAACAAAGCTACTTCTAATCCTATTAGAGATTTAAAAGGATTAAGTGCTCAAGCTATTGCTGCTAGAGCAGCTGATAAAGGTTTTGTTAGAAAGAATTTTAATCCACTGGACTTAGAAACAGAAAGAAGAGTTAGAGCTAAAACTAGAACTGATGAAATAAGTAGCGTAACAGATGTGGATGCAAGAATATTTACTCAAGGAGACGGAGTAGCTAATCTTAATGAAGGTTTAATACGTAACCATGATTTTGGACAATTAGGTATTGATGATCTAACTAAAAATTTAGGAATTGATAACAAACAAGGTAAAGATAAAATAAGAGAAATATTTGGCGGTGGACCAAAAGGAGACAAAGCTCTTAAAATGTTTGAAGATCTTGTTGAAGTTAAAAGAGCTATGGAAAGTGTTCCATCTACAGATCCTGCTAAATTTATTCAAAGAAGTTTAACTTTAAGAGCAGGTAGTGGACAAGGGGGTATGACTACTACAGCAGTAACAGGAGCAGTTTTAGGTATAGGAAATACTTTAAAACTTATGTTAGGTGCAAGATTATTTGGTGAAGTTATCGCAAGTGCTAAAGTAGCTGAAAATGTAATGGAGATGAATAAAGCACATAGATTTTTATTAAATGCAGACGCAGATTCTATTTTTCCTGGAAAAGGAAGAATACCTTTAACTCCTAAACTTTATAACGATGCTTTATTAACTTATGGAAGAACAGTTAATAGTTTGTTTGAAGCAATGGGGGATGAATTTAGAGTGGATCCTAATAAAATAGATTTTGAAGAAGTCAGACAAAAATTAATATCATTAGATCCTAATGTTCCTTTAGGAAATAGTTATGATTTTGGAAGTATGTCTAAATTTACAAGAGACAGAATTTATCCAGAATATGATGTAAGTAAAATGTTAAGTCCTGAAATGAGAAGAGCAGGAGAAGAATATTTAACTGGCGCTTCCATAATGGGTGCTAGCCATAATCAATTTCAAAAATTAATGAACTCTAATCCTTTACAACTGGCAGCAGAAGCACCGGTTAACACGCCTCCAGTAGAGCCGATTGCAGCACAATCACCAACGACTACTATGCCAACGGCCACTCAACCAACAGCAAATCAAGGTGAAAAATTTGCAACATTATTCCCTCAAGATACATTAGGTCAAGCTCTAGCTAATAAAAATCAACCTCAACAAATGAATGAAGGTGGATTAGTAGAAGATGCCTACAAAAGAGCAGACGAGGTTCTAAGTGCCTAAAAGAACTTCAGCTTTAGATAAAATTGAATACCATGAAAAGATCTGCAGATTAATGCAAAAACAAACATTCGAAAAAATTGAAAAGATAGAAACCCGTATAAATAGATTAGAGAAGTTTATTATTGGGGGTTTAGGAGCTATACTTTTAGCTGTACTTTCTAATCATATGTAGTATTAATATGGAATGATATTTACAGAAAACTTAGAAGACAATTCCTTTACTTTAACAGAACTTGAATTAATAGAAAAATTTCCCTATAAAAGATACTCCAGAGCAGAAGATCCTAAAACAGGCAAACGTATGTATTCTGTGGATGGAACTAAACTACCTTCTGTAACCACTATACTTGGAGCCACAAAAGACAAAGAATCTATAGAAGCTTTAGAAAGATGGAAGCAACGTGTCGGAGAAGAGGGGGCAGAAAAAATTAAAAATGATGCTGCTTCTATGGGAACTGAAATGCATTTAGTTATTGAAAAATATTTAGAGGGAAAAGGTTATTTAAATATTTCTGAGAAAGGAAATAGAGCAAGAAAGATGGCTCATACTATTCTTAAAAATATTAGTGGATTAACTGAAGTTTGGGGAAATGAAATTAGTTTAGCTTTCCCAGAAAAATTTGCGGGAGCAACCGATTGTATCGGAGTTATAGATGATAAAGTAACTATCTTTGATTGGAAACAGACTAACAAACCTAAAAGAAGAGAGTGGAGTGCTGTTCAAGATTATTTTACTCAACTAGGAGCCTATAGTTTAGCTCATGAAAGTATGTATGGGAAAATAGATCAAGTTAAAATATGTATGTGTTCAAGAGATTTTAATTATCAAGAATTTTCATTAGAAGGACAAGAGTTAAAAGATTATCAAGATAAATGGTGGGAAAGATTTGAGACTTATCTCAAAGTTACTTCTTAGCTAATTTATCTTTATTAGGTCCTTCTTTAATAATGTAATCTTGAGTTCCATTAGCACCTGTTTCAACTTCTTTCTTTAAGTTTCTAAACAAAGCCATCTCTTTTATTTTTTTATATTTTTCTTTAATGAAGTTTTCTATTATTTTATTGTCTCTCATTGAATGAGTATAAACTATTTTAACCAGTTTTTAAACTCATCTCCCATGGTTGCTATAGCTAATTTATCTTTTTGGTGAAGAGCACTTAAAATACGTTCATCTAAGCTATTTTTACATATAATATCTGTATATAAAACAGTTTTAGTTTGACCAGATCTGTGGGCTCTATCTTCGGATTGTCTTCTAACTTCATAGTTAAAGTTATTAGAAAAATAAACTACATTAGTTGCTGCAGTTAAAGTAAGTCCAAAACCACCTGTGGTAGGATTACCTACAAAGAATAAACATTCAGGATCTTCTTGAAATCTTTTCATAGCAATAGTTCTTTTAGCAGAATCAATTGCACCATAATTTGCAACTACAGAAGCTTTACCGTATTTGTCTTGAAGAAATTCAATAATGTTTTCTATATTATAAATATAGTTAGCCCATATAATCATTTTACCATTTGCTTCTTCAATTATATCCGACAAAGCATGTAGTTTAGGATTTTTAAATTCTTTTAATTCCGCATCATTTGTTTTTACAAAACCATTACCTACTTGATGTAGTTTAATTATTTCAGTTAACTTATTATTATAAGAAACAGTTTCATCTTCAATGATGGCAATAGCAGATTGTTTTAAAGATTTATAAACTCTTTCTTGCTCTTCATTCATATCTACATATCTTTTGGTATATTGTTTAGGAGGCAGATCTAAGCATTCATCTTTAGTAACACGGTAAGAAAACGTTTTTAATTTTTCTTCAAGTTCCTCTAGTTTTACATAGTACTTAGGTATTTCAGTGTATTTTCCTCCACCTAAATCTAATCTGTGTGTAACACAATATCTATTTCTAAATGTATAGTAAGAAGAGAAACCTAATAGATCTTCATTTAAAAAACCACACTGAGTATATAAATCTAATGGTGATTTAGTAACAGGAGAACCTGTTAAGATTCTTCTGTAGAAAGAGTATTTAGCTAATTTTAAAATATTTCTAGTTCGTATGGCTTTATGATTTTTAATTGTAGTGGACTCATCTACAATAGTCATGGCTTTGTGTTTTTTTAAAAACTCTGTAGCACCTTTAAGTCCTCTAGCAGTAGACAAGGCTTCAACGTTCATGCAAAAAATAGTTAAATCTTTATTTACTTTATAAGCTTTATCTAATTTTTTAGGTTTATCTATATTCCAAATGTAAGTAGTGTAGTCAATATCTGGACTCATGTGTTTTTCGATCTCATCATAGGCCCATACCGTGTATACGGATTTAGGTGCAATAATTAAAACACCTGTAATACCTTCATGAAGTCGTAGTAAACCGATATTATCTATTGTAACTTTTGTTTTACCTGTTCCCATTTCCATGAAGAAAGCGTAATTTAATTTATTCCAGGATTTTTCTAGGGCAATTTTTTGATGCTCGTAAGGAGCGGTTTTAAAGTTAAACAAGTTCAACATAGTGGTTGACTTATAGGTTTTAATGACTATATAGTCAAGGTAATAAAGGAGGTCATTTTTATGAACCTAGAACAACTAACAAATATAAGTATAGACACCGATAAAACCAAAGATATTGCAAATTTATGCAATGAATTACTTTCTCAAAATAAAACTGTAGAACAAGCTGAGATAGCACTTAAAAATGCTAAAGCAGAGCAACTACGTTTATCTGAAGAAGTTATCCCTGCTGTAATGTCTGAGGCAGGTATATCAATGCTCAAACTAGAAGATGGTTCTTCTGTTGAGGTTGCACCTTATTACTATGCGAAGATCCCAGAAGATAAAAAAGCGGATGCTTTTAAATGGCTACGTGATAATAACTTTGGGGATTTGGTTAAAAACAACTTAACCTTATCGTTTAGTAAAGGAGAAGATTCTGACGCAGCTAGAGTAAAAGCTGAGCTAGAAGCTAAAGGTCTTGTCGTAGACCAAAAAGAAGACATCCATTGGCAAACGCTTCGAGGATTTGTTAAAGAGCAATCCGAGAAAAATAAAACTATACCCTCAGACTTATTTGGGTTATACGTTGCTAATAGAACTAAGATAAAAACTAACAAGTAACAACTATAGGAGTAACACATGGCACAATTAGAAACGCCAAAATCAGAAGTAGTTAAAAAAGAAACTGCATCTGCCCCATCACTAGATGTTTCATCATTGGAACGGTTAGCTGGTGCAGGAGCGGAAAACATTACATCAAATGATGTATCACTTCCGTTCTTAAAGATCCTCACTAACAATTCACCTCACGTAACTCAAGGTGATTCTAAGTTTATTGAGAAGGCAAGACCAGGACAGGTAATTAATACTGTTCTGAATAAACTTTATAATGGTAAGGACGGTTTTAAAGTCGTTCCTTGTTTTTATAAATTTGAATACGTAGAGTGGGCTGACAGAGGTACACAGAATTCTGTTGCACCTGTTAATTCATATGCTGCGGATTCAGACATTATGACTAAAACAATTAGAGGTGATGATAGAAAAGATAGATTACCAAGTGGTAATTATATTGAACCTACTCATTATCACTATGTAGTAGTCGTGGATGAAAACGATCAACCGTCAGAGACAGCAGTTATAGTCATGAAGGCCACTCAAGCTAAGAAGTCTAAGAAGTGGAATTCAATGATGCTTTCTCAGAGAAGAAAAGGTAAAAACGGAATGTTCCAACCACCAACATGGTCTCAAATTTATTTGATGAAGACTATGCTTGAAAAGAATAGTTTAGGTTCTTGGTTTGGATGGGAAGTTGAACACCATAAAGACATTCCTAATCAAGACTTAATGGATACGGCTATGTCGTTCTATGAAACTTGTAAGCAAGGAAATACTAAGGTGAATCTTTCTCAAGAAGGCGAGCCACAAGTAACATCAGCACCGTTTTAAATATGGAATCGCTAGAATTTTTTAGCGACCTATTCGGCGGATTAGACTCCGCTTACGGTACCTATGAGCTCAATGGGGCTCATAGGTCTGATGGTAAAGCAGAAGGTAAAGCGCTTACTAAGAAAGGGTCTGTAACAAACGAACTATTTGAAAAACATCTAAAAGGTGAAGTCTCTATAGGTATTGTTCCAATTATGAAGGACAATAACTGTAAGTGGGGCTGTATTGATGTAGATAAATATTCTATGGATATTAAATCTACTATTAAAAAAATTAGAGAACTAAAACTTCCACTCTTTCCTTATAGATCTAAGTCTGGTGGATTACATTTATTTTTACATATTGATGGTGTGATAACTGCATCTGAGATGATTAATAAATTAACTGAGATAGCCGGAGTATTAGGTTTTGGAGACTGTGAAATATTTCCTAAACAAAGAACAATTAATGTAGAACTAGGAACTATAGGTAATTGGTTAAATCTACCTTACTTTAATGCAGAAATGACTATGCGATATGCATTAGATGACAACGGCCACTCGATACCTTTTGAGAAATTACCAGAAGCTGTTGCTAAGTTTAGATTAAAACCGAAAGATTTCTATGCAATAAAAATTGAAGTACAGGAAAACGGAGACGATATGTTTAAGGAATATCCTCCATGTGTACAATCATTTATGACAACGCAAATGGAGCAAGGTGGTAGAAACGAAGCTTTGTTTAATGTGGGTGTATGTATGATTAAGAAGTTAGGTAAAGAAGGAGCATGGGAACATGATCTTCAAGAAGTAAATAAAGCTTGGGGAGAAAATGCATTACCTGCAAAAGAAGTTAAGGCTACAATTATTAATTCTTTAACTAAAGAAAAAGAATATAATTATAAATGTAACACTCCGCCTGCTAAAAGGTTTTGTAACCAAGATCTATGTATTAAAAGAAAGTTAGGTATAGGTAAAAGTAACTATAGTTTTTCTGTAGATTCTTTTCAAAAGATTAATACTAAGCCACCTAAATATATTTTAACTATTGATAAGAAGCCTATAAGATTAACTGGACAAGAACTTTGTCAGCAACAATTACTTAAAACACAGTTGTTTGATACAGATATTGTTTGGAAAACTATGGAGAAGGAATCATTTCATTTATGGTTAAATTATCTTAAAACAATACAAACTGATGTGGAAGGTTATGACTTTACAGATGATGATAAAGATGAATTTGAATACATATTCAAAAACTTTATTGATGATAACCAAGTTGCAGATGATATATCTCAAACACAAAGTGATTATGTTTATGAAGAAGATGGTTATATGTTTTTTAGATTAGAGGTCTTTAAAAAGTTTTTAAAGAAAGAAGGTCAGAACTTAAAGGCTCCAGAAGTAAAAGAAATATTAATAGACAATGGAGCAGAGTATATAAGGAAGCATAAGGAATACACAGCTAGACTTTGGAAAATATCTAAACCTAAGTTTGAATCTGTAAAAGACCGTAACGTTAACTTTAACAAGAAGATGCCTAGCTTTGATCCAGATAATCAATAAAACTGCTAAAATATTTGGGCCTCCTGGTACAGGTAAAACCACGAGGCTTATTAAAATAATAGAAAAATGGTTAAGGTTAGGTGTACAACCTCATGAGATTGTCTATGTATCTTTCACAAACAAAGCTGTTAACGAAGCTGTATCAAGAGTAGTTAAAAAATTTACAAATTATAAGGAGGAAGATTTTGATAATTTTAGAACTATTCATTCTTTTTGTAAAAAACATTTAGATAACGTTCAAGTGGTAGATCCTAGAATAGATATGTTGGAGTTTCATACGGATTGGGGAACTGTTTCAGCTAACATGAGTGATGAAGACATGAACAACAGGGTATTTAATAACTGGTTTCTTAGAGTATATGACAAATCTAGAAATTTATTAATTGAACCAGATGAAGCTTTTAGAAGAGAGACAATTAAAAGAGGAAGGTTAATTCAATATAGAGACATCATAAGAAATTATGAAAAATTTAAAAAGAATCATAAAATAGACTTTACAGATATGGTTGAAAAATATATTGAAGAAGTTAATCCACAACATTACAAAGTATTTATAGTAGATGAGGCTCAAGATCTAACTCCACTTCAATGGAAATTTGTCTACAAGATAGCAGAAAAAGCAAAAAGAATTTATTTAGCTGGAGATGATGATCAAGCCATATATGAATGGAATGGTGCAGATGTACATTCTTTCCTAACTTTCCCTGGAAAAGTATTTACCTTGAAAAAATCATATAGATTAAACAAAGATGTTCATAGTTTATCAAAAGAAATATTAAAATTTATAACTGTAAGACAAGAAAAAGAATTTACTAGCAACAATGTAAGAGGTTACATAGAGAGATACTCTAAGTTTAATGAGATTCCAATAGGTAAAATAGAGGGCTCCTGGCTAATTTTAGGAAGAGTAAGAAATAATGTAAACGAATTAAGAGATTTTGCTAGAGCAAAAGGCTTATATTTCCAAGACATGAGAGGTAATAAATCGTTTAATATGAACAAATGGTTAGCTATTTCTTATTGGGAGAAGTTAAAAAAAGGAGGAACTCTTAACAAAGAAGAAGTGGGAATTATGTATGACTTTATCCAAGAAATAAAAAGAGGGTGGAGAAAGATAGATGCTAAATCTTGGTCAGCTATTCATCCTAATGAACCTTTAGATCTACAATTTTTAAAAACTCAAGCAGGACTACATACACCTAACAACAATTGGTGGGAAGTACTAAACCGTAAATTTACTATAAAGGACTTGGATTATTTTGAAACTATGTTAAAAAACAATGTAGAACTTGATGACAAAGCTAACATTATTATTGACACTATTCACTCCGTTAAAGGAGGAGAAGCAGACAATGTTATTATATATGAGAAGTCTAATTGGCCATCTCATTTTAATAGTAAGAATGGTAATGATAAAATGGCTGAAGCCCGAGTCTGGTATACAGGAGTGACTCGTGCTAAAAAGACACTTCATTTACTAGCAACAAATCATGAATTTTATTTTCCTATGGGTAAAATATTTTCTAACTATAAAAGGAGTATAGATGAGTAATAAAGATATGTTTGACGAAACGTTTCCACAAGGTAGGCAGGTAGGTGGATCTCATTATAAAGATAATTTTAAAATACAACCTTATGAATTTATTTCAAAAAACAATCTATCATTCTTTCAGGGATGTGTGGTAAAATATGTTTGTAGATATTTATTTAAAGGAACAGCAGAACAAGACCTTGATAAAATCATACATTACTGTGAACTAGAAAAATTAAAATTAAAAGATGATACGAAGAGTAAGAAAAATAATCGTTAAACTTAGAATGCTTTATGCTAATATTAGGGGCCACCACGGTAAAAAATGGGATTATGAACCTGGAGATTGGTATATGGGTAGAAAAAATAAACAAAGGAAGAAAAAATGATAAATGGAGAAATAACTCATAAAGAATGGGCACAAAAAAATAGAGCTTATCTAGGACAATTAAAATCTACAAAAATTAAAAATAAAGTTAGAATTGAATGTTTTTTAGAAATATTATCTCTTATAAAAGATCCTAAAGCAATAGAAAATTATTGTAAGGAACAAATTTCTTCTAAAACTAAAGAGAATGAAAATATTGAAGAAGATATGGAATCGGTATTTAATACATGAAACGTTATATACTTGAACGGATATATCATTATTCAACATATTTAACCAGTTGGTCTTGGCAAAAGTTATATGGCAAGAGAACTAAAAGAGGAGAAAAGTAATGGCTACTGAACTTACATTTACAACGACTGATAGTGACTGGACACCGCCCACTAGCTACCCAGATCTAAGCGATCGTTCTACTATAGCAATAGATTTAGAGACTAGAGATCCTAATATTAAAAAGACAG